TTTCGACGGGCACCACCCACTGGCCGACCTTGAACGAGGCAACTGGCGATCGCGGTGAGCCTTTGCGCGCTTTGAAAACCCGACGCGTTGCAATTGCGCCCAGCTTGAACTGCGAGCGCAGGCCGCGCCGGGTCAGAGTCAAAACGCGGTCACGCGTGCGATTGGCTGCACGCCGCATGGCGAGTGGCGCATGACGCTTTGCCAGGGTTTCCATCAGCGCGGTCATGTCACCGGCGTTGCTGGTGACGTTCATGCAGTGCGGCCCAGCACGAGCAGCACGAGGCCGGGATCGTTCTCCTGGTAGTCCACGACCTTGTAAGTGATCGAGTCCACGCGGATCTGGTCGCCGGTCACGGCCGTTGACGGGACGTTTTCGGCGTCCGTCAGAATCGTTGAGCGGAAACGGGACGTGCTGACGCCACCGGCCCCGGACACTTCCACCTCGGTGCGGTCATAGATCCCGCGGAACGCAGGCGTGCCCCACGTCAGCGGCTCGACATCCACAGCGAAGTCGGAGAAGAACACGCCGAGATCGGCGCGGTTAAATGCGTTACTCACTCTGCCGCCTTACGCGGGCGCCCGCGACGAGGCGCCTCGAGGTCGGACTCTGCGCGCTCAAATGGCTGCGCTTTGCCGATGGCAACGAGCACGTTCGCGTCCCGCTCGGACGCGTCGATTACGTCTCCTGCGGACACGGCGATGCCGCCGCAGACGGTATCTGCGGTGATAAGAATCTGTTTCATGGGTTGCCCCGATGAGAAAGGAAAAAGGCCGGGCCTGCCGAAGCAGACCCAGCCCATGCGTCAGACCCGTTATCAGGTCGTCAGCGCGTCGAGCATCGCGGCGAAGCTCTCCGGATGGCGAACAGCAATGTCCACGTCCTGGAGCGCAACAACGCGAACCGTGCCGGCGGTGGAGCCGGTGTACGGGTCGACCAGCAGGTCGAGGCCGGACCACATGCCGATCAGCAGGTCGCGCCAGTTGCCGAAGAAGATCGCCGAGCACACAGCGCCCGAGGTTCCCTTCACGAGGTTGGAAGCGACCTGGTTCGTGATCACGGCCTGATACCCGTTAAGCGGGGTCGAACCCTCGGTGTAAACAAACATGCCGGTATTGGTGGCTTTCTCCACGCTCTTCAGCTTGCCGCGCGCCTTCGCGTTCGTGCAGTAGGCGAGGTTGCCCACGTCAGCGTTTGCGACTGCCACGGCGCTTTCCAGCGCGATGATGTTGGCCCAGCTGGGAGCCGCACCGTTCGTGCCGCCAGCCACGGAACCGATGCCAGCGGTGGCAGCGATACCGGTGGGTTGGTTCGATGCGCCCGAGCCGTGAAGCGCGACGCGGTCGATTTCCAGAGCGAGGATCGTGGCGAGATCGTTCCGGACGAACGCCTCGACATCGATCGACGACTGGAGGGTCAGGCGGCGGCTGAAGTCGGTGAACGCACCCACGGTTTTCGGTGTGAGGGTCACCTGGTCGAACGCCTGTTGCGACTCGGTCGGTGCACCGTTTTCAGCAACCCAGTACGCGGTCGCTGCGGTGGTGTGACGCGGAATCGCGACGTTGCCGTTAAGACCGCTCATCACGGTGCCGACTTGCATCATGTAGCTGCGGTTACGCAGGAGCGTGATGAAATCGCCGGCCATCAGGTCGGTCTGCGCGGTGTGGCCGCCAGCGGTGCTAGTGCCGACAAGCAGGTCACGAGCGAGGACGTCAACCGGCACGGTGATGCCACGGCTGGCGCGTCCCAGCTTCTCGGCAGCAGCGCGGCTCGCCTCGAACTCGAACGCGGCAGCTTCCTGCGCGCGGCGGTCGGTCGGGTTCGCGAGCGCGTTGATGGCGCGCACAAACGAGAACGACTTGACCTCACGCTCGGACATGCCGATTTCGCTTGAGGGAACGGGGCGCGTGCGCTCCAGGTGGTCGATGACGGACGCGCGGAACTGGTCGAGAGCAACGCCCTCGCCGATGGCGCGCTCGGCCATGTCTGCGACCTTGAACGTGTCGCCGAGTTTGCGGATGCCACGCACGCGGTCGAGTTCACGAGCGCGGACGTCGTTTTCGAGAACACGCACGTCGACGGCAGGGGCCGGCGCGGGCGCGACTTGGGGCTGGATGTTTTCCATCTGAGTTTCCTCACGAAGTTGATGAACAAGAACGGGAGCGGAATCGCCACCGCTGCGTCCGACGCCGACGGTCACGTCAGCGGGAATGGACACGAGGGACACCTCAAGCGGCTCCCAGTCCACGGCGCGAAACACGTCCGGGGTGGCACCTTTGCCGACCCGTTCCTGCTTCATTTCGTGGATGCGGTAGCCAACGCTCACGCTGCGGCGGATGCCGTCGACGACGTCGTTGAAAATCTCGCTTGCGCGCTGCCCACGTCCGAAACGGACTTGGACCCGGCCCCGCCGGTCGCCATCAATCGAGACTTGTTCAACCACGCCGACTTGGTCCGTCGGGTTGTGATCGACCAGGACCGGCCCGCCGTTTTCGAGTCGCGCCGTGCGGACCGATGTGGGCGAGTGGTCGAGGATTTCAGTGCCGAAGGACCGATCGACCGGTTCCTCGGAGGAGAACGCCAACTCAACGGTTCGCGTCTCCGGATCAATTGATTCGCGCGCGACATCGAGCGCGCGGAATTGCACGGGCAAATCAAAGCTGCGGGTCATCGCTGCCCCCATTGGTTGCGGGTTGTTGCTGCTGGATGGAGATGCCGAGCTGATCAAGGCGCGCCTGCTCAGCGGCCAGCTCGCGCCAAACGTCCTCGGGATCGCGTCCCTGCTCGCGGATGACTTCGCCGCGGGACTTCAGGCCGTTGTTGATGGCGGTAACGTTGGCGTCGGTGTCCTTCAGCGGATCCACCCACGACCATCTGCGCGGCTGGAAAGAAGCCGCCTTGTAGCGGTCGATGTCCTGGGCGCGGAGCGTTCCGCCGTTGGGAAGTGCAACCGCGTTTTTCAGGCCGACCGCGGTGTCAATCCACGCCTCGTAGACCGGGCGTACGAAGCCCTCGATGAACCACGTTTGCAGCGACTTCCACGCTTCGCGATCCTCGAGGACGCCGGCGCGGATGCTTGAGTAATTGACGCCTTCGAGATCGTTTGAGAGCCCGGCGTACGAGACGCCCAAACCCGCCGAGATTCCGCGGAGGCACGCCTTCGTGAACTCGCCGAATTGCTGGTGAGGGTAATCTGGGTTGAATGCCTGGAACGACGTGCCTGCGGGCAGTTGCTCAAAGGTGCCGGGCGACACGTCGCTGATTACTGCGCCATCTGAATCGGTGTCGCTGCCGGTGTAGCCGTCGCCAGAAGCCGAGGTGAAGAACCCCATCTTCGCGGCACCCACGCGGGCGGCCGTTATTGCAGCCTCCTCGTAGCCAGCCAGCATTTGCAGACGTGGCAGCGCGGTTGCCAGCATCGGGAATCCCCGCAGCTGGCCGACGTATTCCGAGACGAACAGGTGCAGCACGTCCTCGGCCGGAACCGCCGTGTGCCCGTTGTCGCCCTTAAAGTAGTAATTGACCGCGCGCCCGGATGCGTCGATCTCAATGCCAAACCGGATCCGGTTCCTGCCCGGGCGGGGATCGACGTTCAGCTCGACGTCCAGCAGCTCGGCATCCATCGCCATCAGCGAGAACCCGAACGGGTTGTTCGCTTTGCGATTCACGACCGCGATGAATTCGCCATCGACCGCGACGCTTGCTATCGCGATCTGTTGCATCTGCACCCACGAGAGACGCCCGGCGGCATCACACGTTGCCGCCCTGCCCCACTTCTGAAACGCCGCCTCGATGGCATCGTTCGCTTGAGTGTCGAGCGGGCCGTACTGCGCGGCGAACGCGGGCGAGTTCTCGACCGTTGCTTGGATCGTGATGCCGTTCGGGCCGACCACGTTGGACTTGACGAGCTGGACGAAGCGGCTCGCGAAGTCGTTGTTCCGGTACTGCTCGCGCGATCTCGCGCGAAGAACGCGGAGGTTCTTTAGGGTGACGTCGTGAACCGACACCACGGTCGTGGTCCAGCTCGCGGTCAGTCGATCCGGAGCGCCCGCCGAGTAGTAGCGCATTGCCGGCTGAACGGCGCGCACGGCTGACCCTCCGGCGGTTGCTTTTCGCCGGAACAGATCGAGCAGGCCCACGCTACATCCTCACGCGTACGGTGCCACTGGCACCCAAGCCGGCGGCGACCTTCTGCGCCTTCTCTTCAGCGGCCACCTCGGCCTTGTATTTGTCCCGCCAGGTGAGCAGCTGCTCGGGCGCCATCTTTGAGATAGAGCGGCCGCCGATGGAGTAGGCCAGCTGATCGGAGGACGCGCGCCCTTCCAGCGTGGCCTCCAGTGCGTCAAGCGTTTTCTTTGCGTGCGATCGGGCGTCCACCGCGCCGGCGGCGAAGTTCGCCTCGACCTTCAATTGGCCGGAGGCGATCGTGACCCGCTCGGAAGTGGCGGCCTTGGTGACATAGGCCTGCCAAGCGTATTGGCCCGGTATCCACGTTCCTGTGGTCGCTGCGGCGAGCGACACCAGATGAGTGCCGTCTCCGTTGTTTGTCCCGGTGATCGAAAGCCGCACGCCGTCACGCACGATCGCGTAGGACAGCACCCAGCCGCTGGCCGGCAGGTACTGCGGGAGGTTCTTCGTCCACGAAGCCGAATCACCGGCAACGATCCGCGAGGGTTCAACAATGTCGGTCATTTCTTCCACCCTGTGGACCATCCACCGCCCGGCCTGCGCGGAGCAGGCTTGCGTGATTGGACGATGCGGTTGATCGATTCGGCTTTGGCGGGCGCTTTAGGCGCCGGTGCCGGTCGTTGCTCCTGCGAGGTCACGCGCCGCGAGACGGCAGACCAGACAGGGTTCAGAATTCGGAGCGCGGCGTACGCGTAAACGCGACAGTCGAGCGCCTCGTTTCGCGCGCGGTTCTTCACCCATTCCCTGCGGGGAAAGCCCTTGCTGTATCGCGTGACGATTCGCTCAGCCGTGAGCTGGAGGAAGTAGTCCTCGTTGCGCTCAAACGGGAAGTGGCAGTAACCCGGCCCTGGCTCGTCGATCTTCAGGCGCGAGTAAATGGTGCCCTTGGCGTCATCGACGCCGACCATGAACAGGTCCGTTTTCCGGTTGCCGCCGCCCTGCTGTTTTCGCGAAAGCGTGACCACCGGACGGCCCGGGCCGGAAATGCCCTTCAGTGCAAACACCCGCCGCGCGGTACGCCGCCGGCAGTAGTCGTAAACGATCTGCGTATGGGCGCCGCCCGAGTCGATGCCGGTGGCGGTGACATGGAGCGCCGTCCCGGTCTCGTGCATGTAGGTGCGATCAAGTGCCGCATCGAGCGCGGCCCACGTTTCACCGCGGGCGGGATCGCCGTGAATCACCAGGTAATCAATCGACCACGATTCCTCGCCATCGCCCCACGCGACGACTTCCATTTCGAGGCGATCGATCTGCACGTCGACGCCGGCGGTGAGCAGCACCGCTCGGTCTGGCACCTCGGCGGCGTACTCTTCGCGGCGAGAGAGCAAGCCGGTGTCATCGACGCCTTCGCCGCTGTCTTCCCACGTTTCACCGAGCGAGGTATTGACCCACGTTTTCAGCGTCTCGGGCGAGCGCTTCGCCTCGAGGAACGCCTGGGCGATGCTGCCGAGAGTCACCCACGGCGAGTACAGCTCGGAGAGGTGGAAACCCGCGCGGCCATTAAACGGCGCCGTCGCACGCCACTCGCCTTTCCGGATCATCGCGATCCGTTGCCCGTCGTTCAGCAGGCCGCCGCAGTGCTCGCAGGCGTACTGCGCGCTTTGCGGTTCACCGCTCGGCCATGAGACGTTCGCCCACTTCAGCACCTGGCGCTCGCCGCAGTGCAAACACGGCACGAAGAACCGGCGTTGATCCGAGGCCTCGAACTCCAGCTCGATGCGGCTGGCGCCCTTTACGGTCGGCGTCGAGGTGAGCAGGATCTTCCGGTTCCAGAACGTCGTGGTGCGCTTGCGCGCCAGGTTCACCGGGTCGCCCTCAGTGCCGGCCGAGACCGGATACCGATCAACCTCGT